GGATACTGCAAACGATGGAGCTACTCACGGGCCAATTGGTGCTAATTATAAAAGTGATAATGCACGACTTGTTTTTTTCTTTCCAAAATTGATGAGGGCTACACCTACCCTTACTTCTAGTGGTAATCTTAGAATTTATTCAAGATCCCAAAACGATTCTATAAGCGATCTGAGTCTTAAAACAGCTCACAATAAATTTGCTCAATTAAACACCGATTCAATATCTGGAACAACTGGAGATGCGTGTTTTTCCTATGCCACATCAGGTGATTCAATAAAAATACAATTTGATTCGGAGTTATAAATGGAACAAATTAATATTACGTCAGCACAATACACAGAAGAAGACAAAACTGTAATCAAAGCAATCATTGATGGCACAGAAATGTTTGTACCAAACGACCCTGACAACAGACACTATGCAGAAATACTAAAGCAAGTAAAGGAAGGCACACTGACAATCAAGGACGCTGACTAATGCTTGGCTTTAATGCCATATCAGAAGTCTCTATTGCAGAACTTCCTGGTGCTTTTGTACCAGTATCTGGTATTAACGGCACTGTAGGTCTAGGCTCTGTTACAACAGAGGGAGTAGGAGCTGCCGATGTAACAGGATTATCAGCTACGATGGCTTTAGGTTCACTGGCTAGTGTTACAGGAACAGCCAACGTATCAATCACAGGATTATCAGCCATAGGTGAGGTAGGAAACGAAA